TATTTCAATGACGTGATGAATTGCCAATTGATAAGCACAGAAATAGTGGTATAATAGTATTGTAGTGAAAACCAAACTACAAACAATAAATATACTAATACGGGATGGAACAGCCCTTAGTAAATAGCTGTAACCTCTACCTACTACTCTTTGAGTACTAGGCAAGTATGCGGTGTTCCTAGAAGCTCGTTACTTTAGTGACGAGCAGTTCACAATAAGAATAGAGACCACTATATTAAAAGAGGTATAAACATGCTAAAACATGAGTATTTGAAGGACACACGAGTAGCTACTAAGTATGGTTCTATCGAACTTGGCCATGATGGTGAGTTCAAGGGCATTACTAAGGAGCAGGAAGCAGAGCTCGCCAAGTCGGGCAATGTGATTAGTATTCCTGACCCTGTAGTACCCAAAGAGGAAGCACCAAAGGCTACCTCAACGGTTAAGACCACACGTAAGCCTCGTGCCCCTAGAAAGACTACAAAGAAAGAATAGGGTGACATAATGGGCAGTCCTTATGGAGAGAATAACCCAAAGCGCGTTGACTTAGACCGGGTAGAGGGTTACACATTAGCCGACTTTGGGCTGACACCACAGGCGGTTAAAGCCTACATGTATGGGGTTACTGTGCAGGACCCAGAAACAGGTAAAGAAATGGGCGACGAGTTCTTCAATCATATTTTGGAGACCAAGGTTGCCTATGCAGAAGATAAGCTTGACATTGCCATTTTGCCAAGAGTACTAGGACGCGAGCATCATGACTACTACTCTAATGAGTATAATTCATATGCTTATGTTTCGCTGTACAAGCGGCCAGTACTTCAAGTAGAGCGGTTCCAGCTTGTCATGAACAACTACAAAGTGTTTGACTACCCATCTGAGTGGTGGAAGATTTACCCATCCGCTGGCCAGATTCAGGTGTTCCCAAGCCCGCTTTTACAAGCCTCAGGGGTTATGCCTAATAGTCAATCACTTGGCATTTTGGGGTTACCAGTTAACTGGATGGCTACTACAAGCCTTATCCAGAGCAACTATGCCCCGCAAGCATTTGATTTGGACTATGTAGCGGGTTTCTTGCCACCTTCACGTGCTGGGGTAACCAGAGACTTTGAGTTCCCAATGGAGTTGCAACAGCTGATTATCAAGTATGCACTCAAGGAAATCTTCCAAGTTTGGGGCCGCTTGCTGATTGGTGCCGGGATTGCCAGCTATGGTCGTAGCATTGACGGTTTGTCCGAAAACGTTGTGACTACACAGTCGGCGATGTACACAGGCTCCCGTGCGGATATTGATATTATCGATACTGATATTTCAAACCTTGAAGGGGCTTTAGCACAGAAGTTCCAGCCAGCATTCACGACTATCTAGGAGGTGTAGTGGATGAAACCAACACTTCTTAATACAGATAAGATTGGCGAGGATACCGTCACACGGAGCAACAAGCCAGTTACTAGTAACGAACTGGCTAACGACCAACCACGCAAGACGACGATGAAGGATACCGTTGAGTTTAACGTTAAAGCCTTCTATAGTATGATTGAAAAGAACGGATTGCTCACTAATTGGGAGCAGTCATTCATGTGCCCTTGTGTTAATCCCCTAACTCTAGCGCCTAACCCAGACTGCCCAGTTTGCCATGGGACTGGAAGGGGCTACTTACCAGCACGTGAAGGTGTTCAGATTGTCATTCAGGAGAATGCCAAAGGCAAGCGGCTAAACGAGTATGGCCAGTATGACACAGGTACCGCTCGTGGTTCTGTCCAGATTGGCTACCGCGTAAGCACGTGGGACCGTATCACAGTACCAGACTTCACAGTTCGCCAACAGTACCTGTTTAACGTGACCGAACAGCGCGTTAAGCAGGGACACTATATCCCATATGATGTCAAGGAGATTCTTTACATCGCCTATATGGGAGCAGACGGCGGCCTAAAGCAAGCAATCGAGGGTATCGACTACACCTTTGACCGGGAGATAGACAAGATTTACCCAACTTTAAACCTTGAGGGGTTCAACCTGACGATTGTGATGAATGTCACAATGCGCTATATCGTTACCGATGTTGAAAAGGAACTTAGGTATCAGTATACGGAACGCAACTTGCCAGAGCGTAAGTTCGATGAGATGCCAAGACTTGTTCTGTTGAAACGTGAAGAGGCCTTTGTCAACAACATTCCAATGGTCAACCCTGCTAACAGTGAGCTAACAACTAAGGCTAGTCAACAACAGATTATTGAGCGGTCAACTAGTGACACAGACAATGGGTTCGGGCTATGAGTAAGATATTTGACGACATGATGGACGAGTTAAAGCGGGAAACCAAGATTGAGACTGGTGCGGTTCTGCTCGCTTTGATGAAGGCCGCTAATGCTTCTGGCATGATGGCTAGAACGCAAGGAGACACCCTTGTTGTTGAACAAGGTAAGTCTAGCGGCGGCCTAAGTTCAAATACGGCAGTTGGCTACTACGACCTAAAGCCTGCCTTTCAAAACAGTAAGTCAGTCCGGATGTCTAAGTCGGGAAACTGGTATGTCATTGTTCCTATCCGGCGTAAGACCAAGAGCATGGCAACCAACCTGTACAAGCAGGCTAGAAACATCTCGATGGGGACTACTGAACGGCTTGAGAACTTGCTTAAAAACCGCCCAGAGGATTTGTCACCATTTGGGATGCTCCCGTCTAACTTGAACGCTTTGAGCGGCCAACAAGACCTCAGTGGTAATCTTACTAGATACAGTAATGGTAAGGGCCGGGGCAGTCGATACATCGCCTTTCGTACTGTGAATGCTAACAGCCCGCCTAACTCGTGGATTGTTAGGTATAACATGGACACAGACGAGCTAGACAAGACACAGTCTGCTTTTGACGAAATTGTAAATGGGGTAGTAAAGTGATTCCAAAAACCGATGCGTACTTTAGTGACGCGCTAACTAAGTATGTTAATGTGGTGCTAAGTAGCATAGGCACCAAAAATGAACGCTATATTATTGATGAAGCATTAGGTAATATGGAACAGGGAGTGCTTGAAAAGTTCAAGAACTCTTTCTCTGAGTCAAAGAAGACTATAGACATTACTTATGCTTTCCCTAAGCAAAAAGAGCAGGTTGACGCTCGGTATGTTTTGTACCGGGGTAAAATGCAAGAGACGACAGGGGCAATTGGTAGCGTTCAGGGTGTTGCCGCTGAGGCGAGACCAAGCAATGGTGAGAACATCGCCACTGACTATGTTACCGTTCAAAAGGACGAGGCAGGCTATTTTGTCGAGCTTACTCAGCCCCTGTACGACGTGGTATCAATCGAGGAATTTTCTAATCCTGAGTATGTTATTGATACCGAAGCTAACGACGATGACCCTAACCGTCTTAATCTAACTGACGCAATCGCATTGCTGAAAGGCAAGAAGATAACTGTCTCCTACAATGTGGAAGACAGTGGCCCACGTAAAGACTACGGTGGGGTATCACTTGGGTTTGCGGCTAAGGACTCTATCGTTGTCCAAGCAGTCTCAAACAATGAAGACACTGTAAGGTGCCTTGACTCAATCCTCAAGTACGTTCTTATCATCATGAGAAGCTCTAGCAGAGAGAGTAGATTTTACCAAATTGCTAATGTTTCCTCGGAAGGCTTACAGATTGCAGATAACATGGCTTTAGATAACCCGGTATACGTCATTCCGACGGTTATCACCTATGAAGTCTCCTACTCTGTACGTAATGACAGCAAAGCTGTGTTTGAACGTATTTTGATTAATGGAAAGGATAAGTAATGCCAAAGTCTAATAGTGAGCCAGTAGAGTTTATTACGGTTGACGCGTTCCTCAAGTCTGCCAAGATAGTGTATCCTATCAACAAGATGCAAGAAGCCGGTTTCAAAGCGATTATGAAGCGCAAAGGAATGGTTGTTGCACAGGGGATGGATGCTTTTGTTCCGTACCTTAAAGATTATTTGAATATCAGATAGAGAGGTTAAATACATGGCGATTACACGTTTTCCGGTTAACGCTAAACAGCGCCCGTCAACGACCATCGAAGTGAATACTGATGCGCTCGCTGGTGCTTCCAGTGATAGCGATAAGGCACTTATGCTTGTTGGTCAGGCCGACGGCGGCCAACCGGGCGTAGTTTATGAAATTAAGAATTACGCCATTGCTAAGCAGACGTTCCGTTCTGGGGACCTGCTTGATGCTATTGAGCTTGCGTTCAACCCATCCGGTGATAACTACTCCGCTGGTACTATTCTGGCACAGCGTGTCGGTGATGCCAAGCAAGCTAGTTTGACAAACGGAGGCTTGTCTCTGCTTTCTCAGCAGTATGCTAAGGACGCAAACCAAGTTCAGGTTGCTCTGCGCAAGAATACGCTGACTGGGGCTTATGACTTGCAAGTCGTATCCCAGCCGGATAAGTACAACTACACTTACTCAAGCATTGGTACGTTGTTCACTGTTAAGTACAACGGCGACGCTAAGTATGCAAGTATTGAAGTTGTTACGGATATTACCCCAGTGGCACCTACCACTGGTCAGGCAACCCTGCTTACACTTAGAGCTGGTGCTGACAATGGTACTGCATCGATTGCTGGTAAGTTCCAGCTTGGCATGGGTCTTTACACCACAGTTGGTGAACTGGTTTCCGACATTAACGCTATCGACGGGTTCTCCGCTGAGTACTTTAATGCTGGTAACAAGACCAAGGTTGAGACCAAGTACCTTGATGCAATTGAAGAGACCCAGATTACGGCAGACGGGGTTAAGGTTACCTCACTTGGTGGCGACATTATTAACTCCGTTAAGTATGACTCCATTGTGTCTGCTACTTACGACCCGTCAAAGGGCGAGCCAAGTGTCATTCCGCTGACTTCCCTTGCTGGTGGTAGCGATGGCGAGATTCCTACGACTTGGGCAACTGAGATTTCTAACTTCCGTGATGAAGCTGGTTACTACTTGGTACCACTTACTGCGGATGAGGCAATCCACGCCGAGGCAATTGCTTTTGCTAACGACCGTACCAACAATGGTAACCCTACCCGAGTAATCATTGGTGGTGGCACGAACGAAACGCTCAAGCAGTCCACGGTGCGTGCTTACCAGATTCGGGACAAGCGTACTGTGCTGGTTGCTAACTCCGGTACTCGCCTGATGAACGACGGGACTACTAAGTCCCTTCCGGGTTATGAGATTGCGGCTATGCTTGGCGGCCTCGCAAGTGCGGTTCCAGTTGGGGATTCCATCCTTAACAAGAGCCTCGACCTGCTGAACATCGACCAGAAGTTCTCCTCGGAAGAGCTGGACCTGCTGGACATTCAGGGCGTTGTCGCGCTTGAATATGTTCGTAACCGGGGCAACTTGGTATTCCGTGTAACGGATGACATCACGACCTACGCGGACACGACGGACCCGTTGGCTGGTATCCAGAGTGCTGGTGAGGCATCTGACTTCTTCGTAGTTGACCTGCGTGACATGCTTGACTCAACCTTCTTGGGTCAGCGTATCGCCGTTGGTGCCGCTAAGGAAATCAAGACGGCAATCATTGCCTTCCTTGATACTGAGAAGTCCACGGGTACCATCATGGACTACGATGAATCGCAGATTTCCGTTATTGTTAACGGCAACGAAGCGAACATTAGTCTGGTAATCGTTCCTTCTCTTGTCCTGCGCAAGATTAAGGTCAACGTAATCTACACTAATGAAACCATCGAAGCGTAGACTATAGGAGGGCAAAATGGCTTACTTAGGAACGAAATCGCGGTGGGGCGGGGCCGCACAGCAAACAATCTCCGCTAACATGATTGAGATTACTTACGATGGTAAGCGTCTCGGCCGTGCTCAAAATGCCTCCTCTGAAATTCAGTATGGTACTCAAGGTGTTTACGAAATTGGTGACATCTTCCCGCAAGAACACGTATACCTGCGTTATGAAGGTACGCTGACTCTTGAACGTGCTATGCTGAGTAAGCAGTCTCTGGCTGACATGGGGCTGGCTGGTCTTGGCGCAGACATTCTTTCCACTGGTACGGTTAACATCGTTATCAAGGATAAGATTAACGGGGGCCGTATCATTGCGGCTTACCTTGGTTGCACTGGCCAGAACTACAGTTTGCGTGTTGAGGCGAACAACATTGTTTCTGAAACATTGAACATGGTATTCCTCAAGGCAAGTACAGTATAATCGTAATACATTTAATAGGGCGAAAGCCCTATTTTTTTGTGCTATAATGGTAATAGGAGGTGTGCATTCTGAAAAGATTAAAACTTAGTTTTCCTCAGGCTGTACGCGTGCGACGCGACCGGCTAGACTACACACGAGGCCACATTGCTAAAGAGTTTGGTATCAGCCGAGCGCTAGTCACTAAGACCTGCCAGTACACGGATGCTGAACTTTTGAGGATGTACAGCGATTACGACAACCCAGTATTCAACCACATACGAATAAGCAATGTAAACGAATATGACAATAACGTAGACGGCAGAGTGTGTGTCCAGTATCTAGATGGCCCATTAGTTGGTGGTTACACAATCCCGTCGTTATACTACCTGTTGGATACTCACTTTGCACCATCGTTTTCAACCCTTACTGACAATAGCAAAGAGGCTATCATAACCTCTGTTCTGCTCAGCGTTGGGTATAACAGGGTGACTACTGCACGTGTTGGGGATGCAGACGGGGTTTCAAGCCAGTATATGGCAGTGGCGGACGACAAAAGGCTGTCTTGGGAAGACCTAACGAACATTCCAGAATTTAGAACTATATTAGAATTAAAGGGAGATTACTATGGCTAACACTAGTTACAACGATGTACTAAAGAAAGTGACGGAATACGGGGTTGATTCTCTCACTAAAGAAGAAAAAGATATTCTTAAATATAATGCTCCAGTGCAAGATAAGATGGTAAATTCTGATTCATATACTGAAAATGATATGCAGAACATCAAACTCAAGCAAGAGCATAACATTCCTCTTTCCGACGTTGAAAAAACGGCTGTTCTAGGCAAGGAAGTAGATGAGAAGAACAAGCTGGTTGATGTCATTCTGGCAGGTCAAAATGACGTGTGGGAAAAGACCTACGACTACACAGATGATGGCGGCCTCAAGTTCACAATTGCAATTAAGGCTCCAACCATTATTGAAGAAGGTACTATCTCTAGTATGGTCCAGCGCTACCTTGGCGGTACTGCAATGTACTGGGATGACTACACCAATGGGGTTTACCGGGCGCTGGCACTTATTCGTGTTTGCGGCAAGAAGATTCCAGACGTATTTAAGGACGACGACCACATCTATTCTGTAACCCAGAACTGGCTCTACCAGATTGCGGTTGATTTCGCAGAGTGGCAGTCTCGATTTCGATACTAGAATCAAACGGGCTGGGGGCATTAAGATTATTGCGAATATGCCCTATGCCAGAAACCAGTGGGCCATTATGAGGGAATTCAATGCACTACCTAGCGAGGACGGAACCTACAGAACCCTGAGCCGCTACCAACAGCTGTTTATCTTGGAGGAAAAGAAATTGGATATTGAGGAGATTAAGCGGGCTGAAAAAGGTATCGACGACGACGATGCAAAGCAGTTCTACGACAATGAGACTGCATGGTGGGATGACCCCGAACATAATGACCTGTTTGCAGATGACCCACAAACCGAAGAAGAACTCGCGGACGCTCTTGATAAGTTTATCGATGACGAGACCCGTGCAAAGCTTAATTCCAAGATGCAGGCCCTGCAAGAAAACGAAACAACCCCTGACGCCGACATTATGGAAGAGCTTAACAAGCGCAAAGCCATGGTTAGTCAATTAGTATCAAACCCTGAACAACTTACTAAGTATCGCAAGGCACTTAGAGAAAAGAAGCAATACACCCCAGATGAAGAGGAAGAATCCCCTGAGCAAACAGACGAGAAAAAACGTTTAGCTAAACTTGCTCTTGAGTACACTATGAAGGCTCTCAATGGGGGAAATATAGGTTAAGGTGGATTAATTGGCAAACAAG